CATGCCAGATACGAGGTCATTCATTTAAATCACCTGCATTTGATTAAGAACATAAGGAGATAATAATTGATCGGCGTATAAATTGCCAGTACCAACTGATGCTTGACCGTTGTATTCGAACTGCCAGTCAAAAGTAGATATACTCTTTATATACTTATTTCTCCATAAGTCTTTATTAAAATAATCTCTCATTAACTCTATACAGGCAAGCTCTACTTCATCTGGTACAACTCCCCAGCCAAATTTGCCTTGAATTCTGTATGCCGTTTCTCTTCTAAACGCTCCACCAGTTATATCATTAATTGTTGGTGGCACTAATCCATTAGCAGTATATACAGTATTATCAAGCATTGATGCTCTGTTTACCCTAATACCAAATTGTGAATCTGAAATTTGAACTGCATAATTCCAATTATTTATTCCATTAACATTATCTATTAATAAAATATCATTTGCATATAATTCGTGAAGCTCTACAATTCTAAATGGCAATGGCAAAATTTCTGTGCCTGCCCCATAAATTGTAAACAATTGATCTGCTAAATAAAATCTTTGCAATGTAAAATTTTCAATTTGTTTTCTTGCATATCTTTCAGCTTCAGCTAATTGAAAATAAGTTTTATAATTTGGGTCAGACGGATCTACTCCAAGATTTAAAACATCCATTGCTTGTGTAATATCAGTGTATGGAGGAACAACAAAAATTGAATGAATTTTTGTCATTTCTTCGCCATTAACATAATATATCCATTTAAATTTTAAAGATCTTGGATTGGCAGTTTCTGCATATGGGAGAAAGACCTGATAGACACCAGTATCTATATCGGTCTTCTCTGTATCTAATGTTAAAATTAATTTATCTGGTGTTAACTCTGGAATAAGGGCTGGGTCATCTGTTACATCATAAACCTCAACTACTGGGTATTGATCTGCATCAGTTATCTCACCTCTATAAAACACTTTATGTTTTATTGGTGCTGTGCTATTTACATATATTTCAGCCATTATTTAATTCGTTTAGTTATAAAAGTCGTGAACTTCCTTTGGTGTCGCTAAACGAAAACCCTCCTCTGAGTCAAATATTTTTTGAGCATCTTCTTCAGACATAGCTACAAATGGATGTTCTTTGGTAAAAGTCTGACCCATGATGTCATATCTAAAGTTATCTCTAGTCATGCGAACAAGTACTGTATCTTCTGGGACTGACGTGATATCAAATTTTGTAGGAAGAATTTCAATTTCTTCCGTTGCATCCTCAATGTCTTTTTGAGTCTTCTCGTATACGGAGTAAGTAACTCCTTCTTCTGCTAGTGCTGCAATGATGTCTTTTTTATTCTTTAAGCCGTCTGTATCTACCGCAAAATCCTCTGCGATCTTTTTTAATTCGGCAACTTTTAATGTGTCAAATGACATACTAATATCTCCTTGTCTAGATTTAACAATTATAGCATTGTTAAATTAAAATGAAAAGCCCCCATAAATTAATATGGGGGACTTTTCGGGCTAGTCAAATTCTAATTAAATTAGGAAGCGACCTTAACGTTCTTAACGACTACCCAAGCATCTGCCTGCTCAATTTGGACGCCAACACGAGTATACATTGTGTACTCGATTGAGTCTTTCTTTGGCCAGAAGAAACGGTAAACAGTTACGTCACGCTTGATACCAATAACAACGTTATTAGGGAATGTCAAGTGAACATCACCGTGTGAACCTGAAGCTCCTGAATATGAGCCTGTCTGGGTTTCTGGAAGCAATGGAACTTCGACAATTGGAATACCAAATGCGAATGGTGCAACGAAGCCTGCTGGACCACCAAGTTGTGGCTGATCTCCACGGATGATGCTTGAAGCAATATCCTGTGGGTTAGCAAAGTTTGTTGAATTGCTTGTTGAGTATAAGTAATCCTGGATCAAGTTTGAACCTGAAAGGAAGCGAAGGTCATTACGACGTTGCTTATACTTACGTGGAAGAGCCTTAAGAGCAGAGTTAAACACTGCACGAGAGATTCCTGCACCAGCTGCGTCAACTACGTGACCGCTTGTTTTTGCCTTCTTAATAGCACCATCAAATGACTTATAAAGTGCATCTGAAGAAAGTGAGGTATCACCATTGAGGATAACATCTTCAATGTCGTTACCTGCCTGTGTTGCCATCAAACGGGCGATGTGATCTTCAAGATCAGCACCTTCAATGTTGTCTTCTAGAGACTCAGTTGAAAGTTCCCAATCTAAACGAAGCTTCTTTGTTGTCAAAGAAATTTTTGAGAATGTAACTGCAGAGTTAACTCCGTCATTGTTACCTTCAGAAGCGAGACGAACAAGCTTCTCACCGATCGACATGCGATCGATTTCAGTTGTATCAGCCTTCATACGAACCGTACGTGCAACCTTACCAATTACGGTAGCATCGAACATATAGTCCAAGAATCTTGCTGATTGTTCTGGGTTTAGAAGACCACCGTTACCATTTTCAGATGCGGTATGTACTCCAGTTCCACCAGATGTAGATGCGAAAGATGAGGTAGCTGTAGTACCTGCATCGATTGCCTTTTCTAATAATTCATTACTCATTTTTATTTCACCTACCTTATTTTAGTTAAAGATTTCATTTACGGAACCGAGGAAAGCTCCTGACCATTTTGATTTTGATTTTGTTACTACCTCAGACCCGCCAAGGTCAGAGGACTTCTTAAATGCGGTTTCGCCTTCTACGGCATCGACACGCTTTTGAACACCACCGATGGTGTTCTTTATTTCTGTTACAGCATCACTAAGTGAGCTGTGCTTTTCTGCTAACTCTAAAATTCTAGCGTCGACAGCTTTGCTGAAAGTTTCAACAGATGTTTTAATATCTGAAACCTGTGCAGCATTTGCTTCTGTAGCCTTTGAGAGTGTCTCTGAGAAAAAGCCTTTTAGATCGCCTAACATTTTTGCAAAATCAGGTTCATCAACCGTGACTTCTGTTGCTTCGGCTGCTTTTTCAACGGAGTCGGCAGTAGCGTCAGCTGCTGCATCAACTGCAGGAGCTTCTTCAGCCTCAACAGTCTCTTCAACTGCTGGAGCGTCTTCTAATTCGACAGACTTTTCAAGTACTGTCTCGTTCTGTGTATCTGACACTTTAGTACCTCCTTCTACGTTTGCCTGTTTTGCTATTTGTGAATCAGGCAACGGTAATCTTGACTTCTTGAATGAAGCAAGAATCTTATCAATCTCTTTTGCTTTATTAACATCTGAGCTTTCTACCCAACCAATTAAAGTTGCTGGGTTACCAGTGATTGGTGAATCAAATGTTTTTTCTGTTGAGATAAAAACAGAATTGCTTTCTTCGCAATAAAAAATATTTTCTGTAACAACTTCTGTTGCCATTCCTTTGTAAATCATTTTACCGTTTACTTTTTCAACTGAAATAATGTTGCATAATTCATTGGCTGGAGAGTCCACGATTGATAGTTCTACTAGATCATAATTCTTAATGAATCTTACAGTTTCTCCGCTTGCTTTATTAACTTCATTATCTACTTCAATAATTTTTCCGCCGATTGAAAAACCAGAAAGAGTGCCATCAAGAACTTTTTCCCAAGTATCTTGTGCACCCTTTGAAACGTATGTTGTTACGTATACGCCATTGTAAAAACTTTTTGTTACATCATCATAAAATGTTTCAGGCTTAAATGAAACTAATTTACCAACTGCTAAAGGTTGATGCATTTCACGAATGTTGCCTCTAAAATTTTCAAAAGCTTTTATGCTTGCTTCTGCAGTTACAACATCGCCTGTTTGATCAATATTATCCAGTGTCGCAAATCCAGACACGGTTCTATTTTCTCTATTTACTTTTGTAAAAGGAATAGAGAGATGAAGGTTGTCGCCATTACTAGACCAATGGGCCTTTTCAATGTTCATATGCTTAATTTTATAACGGTATTTACTATAAGGCAAATAGCAGTCGAGTAAACTTACTTGACTTTTGGACCATCGCCTTTTGCATTCCGACCCTCTCCAGTTTTATCTGGAGCATTTTTTGCTCTTTGCTGATCCCTAGTTTTATTACCAGTAGATTTAGCCTGTTGATCTGCAACTTGCTGTGGCTTTAATTGAACCACTTCGTCGCCACCAGGAATTGGGTTTTTACCCATTCTAATTCTTACTTCGTTAGGAACAATAACCTGCATTCTTAAATAAATTTCATCAATTTGGCTTTGAGTTAATTCATCAGTAAGGCTTAATTCTTCAAATTTAATTTTAAGAGCATCTGTTTTTTCAGCTATAATATGGTTAATTCTTTTTTCTAAACGCATTTGTGCTGGCTTACAAACCTGCTCTTTAAATGTTTTATCTGCGTCTCTTGCAACAGCTAGCTGAACTCCTTGAGGGGTTCCAATTTTATTAATAGGGACTCTATGAGCTAATAAAATTTCATCT